CCGCCATTCGCCGATGATGAAAGGCAAAGCAATTGAGCTGAATTTGTAGCCGCGATCCGGATCAAACCGCCGCACAGCTTTGAGCAAGGCAATCAGGCCAAGCGAATACATTTCATCGATGCCGATGCTCCCGTATTTATGGAGCTGTTGCTTGATGATCGTCTTGAGTAATGGGACATGACGAGCGACCAGCCGCTCCTCTTTCCGTCGCTTGATTGGGCATGTTTCCTTGTAGAGCAGTCCAGGCCGCTCATTCTTGATTTGGTACGTGCCAACGATGACCTGCTGAGGATCAGCACCGAGGAGATCCCAAGCGAGTTGGCCGGGTGACTGGTAGTGTCTTTTCTTCGATCTGTAGCTGGTCATCTGGGCCGCCGTCATATCGCTAGGCCCTGGCCATAACTGACCGCCGCGCTTGTAGCGATTGGAGGCCGTGATCTGAGCCACGAAAGGCCCTGAGAAAGAGCGTCTACTTGGTCATCGTGGGCAGCGTTGGGGAAGGCTGCAAACTCCTCGACAAAGGCGCTGCCCCACCTTGAACGCTCAGGGATGTAGACGTTGCCAGCTTCAACTAATGGGCTGATGGCTGAGGCCCTGCTGTACTTCCCGCCTTGTGGATTGATGGCAATGATTGAAGTCTTGGATTTGAGCATTGCGATTGCTGCCGGGCCATTCGCTTTGTCTTCCACCACAGAGACAACAGGCTTATAGCGATTAACGGTGTTGAGGATTGCGGGCAGGGTTTCGGTGATTGCCATCCTCTCCCTGATGCAGTCGATCACATAGAAATCAGCGCCACGTTGACCAATGACCAGGCCAACAACGAAATCATTTTTTGGGCCGTCTTTAAACGTCAGATCCCATGACGCAATGACCCGCTCGAATTTGGGTGCTTCCCTGTAGAACTGCCACCATGACCGCTTGAACAGGCCGCCCGTTGGAGGGCTTGGGCGCTGCTGGAATAGGGCATTGAAGCCATACTCCCCCATTACGCGGCGACGATCTTGCAGTGCCTCTAGGTCATAGCGAGCAGGGCAAAGGGCCTCGCCAACATCACGGCCTAGAGCGTCATCTTCCTCAGCAATGGCAGGAAGGTTGATCACTGTCCAGTTGGGGCCGTCTTCACTGAGGATGCGCCCTGCTAGGTCGTCTTCATGCCAGCGCGTCATGGTGAGGATGATTGAGCCGCCGGGTTCAAGCCTTGTATAGAGGTCATCGCGGAACCAATCAAAGCAGCGGTCTCTATAGGTCTGACTCTCTGCCTCCTCTCTCGATTTCACCGGATCATCGATGCAAATCAGATTTGCCCCCAACCCAGTAATTCCGCCCCCAACGCCCACAGCACGGAGGCCACCGCTGCCATCTACGGTTTCCCATTGATCAACGGCCTTCCGATCAGTGGCCAGGGCCATCCTCCCCTGAGCAAAGCGGCGGGCCTTCCTTGAAAAGGTGTTAGCGAGGGTCTGGCTATAAGCAGCAATGACCACCCGCTGTGTTCTGTCCTGTTCGATCCGAAAGACTGGATAACGAATGGTTCCCATCTCTGATTTTCCATGCCGAGGGGGAACGGTGATGATCAGCCGTTTGAGCGTTCCTGCTGTGATCTGATCTAAGTGCTGGCGGATATAAATAAGGTGATCCCAATCCCAACAGAAATCCGGCGAAATTTCTTTCAGCCATTGCCCAAAATCTGAATTTTGTTTTTCGTCAGGAGAATCAAGATGGCTAAGGAGTGAGCCGCCTTTGATTTGATCTAAGACACTAGCTGCCATCAATCGTAGATTTTTACAATCTTGGCAGCGGTGTTGATGCAACCAAGGGCGATGTTGTATTGACCAGTGCGGCGGGCTTCTTGCTGAAGGCTGGCTAGCTCACTGAGGGACTGTGCAGTAAATGTGCGGCGGTCAATCTCCCAATCCGCGCACAACATTTCCCGTGCCTTCTTGATATAGGAGTCGCAAGTACGGGAACAGACGCCCCACTGTTCGGAAGCATATTGAATGCAATCCGAGCGGGTTGCTGCATTACAAAGAAGCCTCGCGATGCGATGAACGCGAATGTCGTTTTCGACTTTTGTTGTGCGTTGCCGGTTTGGATGTTTGCTTGCGGGCTCCTTGTATTTGCCTTTTGGGCTTTTAACGATTGAGAGTCTGCCGGTTTTTTTAGCCATTTAGGTTTTACGCGATTGCTGTTGGATAACCGGCTGAATATTGATGCGTTGTTCTTACGGGGGATGATAGCGGAAGCGTAATGATTGCGGAAGATTGCATGACCGCTGCTGAGGCTTAAGGCGTTGGTATACTAATGAGGCTTGTTATAGCAACCCATTAGCGCCATGGCCCAAAAAGTCAGCATCAAAATCGACAGAGGAGAAAAGGATGCTTTGTTGTCTGCATTGCGTATAGGCATCCGAGAATTCAAGGCCTCTCCAGAGGAATACGCCCCCGCCGCCGTTGTTCGGTTCCGATCCCTCTATGAAACCCTAATCAGCACGGAGATTCAGCTATGAATATCCGTGACGCCTGCGCAGGGGTTTTGGAATTGGTCAGAGAGAACAGGAACGGGCGAACCGTTGAAAAATATGATTTCAGACTCCCCGAGATCAAACGGCTGACAGGCCTTGGCTGGACCGATCAGGAGATAGGGGCAAAGCTTGGAGTGAGCCGCCAACGCATTTACAAGATCAGGGATGCTGCTGCGATCCGCTCGGAACGGGACGAATCAGAACGGGTCAGCGACGGCCAGGAAAAAATTTTATGGGTGCCGGGCAAGGGCCTTTGCCTGATTGATAAAGACGGCGTGAGGACGTTGCTAGAGGCGACAGCAGAATGATGATGAATTGGACGGCGCTGCTGTCACCATTCAACGGGGGGCCAGGCGATAGCCCAGGAAGACGAGAGGCTGTGCTCCGTTCTCTTGAGAGCATCAAGGCCAAGAAGGAGATGCGGGAAACGGGAAAGAAAAACGGCTCCACAGGTAGGAAGAGGAGCCGGACCAACCCATAGGCGCACTGCCCAAGGAGAGGGTAGCGCCCTATTACGCCTTGCGAACGGTGCCCCTCCGTAGGGTGTTTATCCTATTAAGATAAGGAGGTCGCCAGCGATGGCGGCGCGCACCTTGAAAACTCACCCATGGGACAAGTCACAGACGAACTGACCGCTCTAATTGAGCAGTTGAGAGAGTCAGACAGACGCCAGCAGGAGGCTCTTGAGCGCTACGCCAAGAGGACAGACAAGCTCCTTAAAAAGCTGAAAAAGCTCGATGAGGAATGAACCACGGGGCTTCGGCCCCTTTTTTATTGATCATTACGGAGTGTTAACGGTCACCCTCCGTAGGCGCTTTATCCTATTAAGATAAAGGAGTCGCCAGCGATGGCGTCCCTCGGCCCTGAGACGCGAGCAGGTGCCTGGTTGCTACCGCCTCATGTACCTGTCCAGTAGCGCAGGCAAGGGGCAAAAAACTTTTCCTACATCGATGACACTGCGTCTTCCTACCCATGACAACCCTCCACACGCTCCACCTAATTTCTGATCTCGCGGCCAAAGCTTTTGCAATCGGCGGCGAGTTGTTCAGCGCTGCCACCTTGGCCGTGCTGCTCAATGCTCTTGCCTCAATGATCAACAAGACCTACGCCGCTGGCAAGATTTGCGGCGCTTTTTACTTCGCTCACCTGCATGAATGGGCAGTTAAAGCAATCGCGCTTTATATCCTTGGCTGCGTGTTGACCTTCCAAGGTCTGCGAATTGCTTGCCATTGGATCTATCGGCACCGCGCTGAAATCTATGCGCCGTTGGGCGTCATCGGCCAGCAGATCATCAAGAGCGTTAGGGCCAGGGATCTCGGCGTTCTCTTCGCCTATCAATCCCCTGTTTTCGCTAGCTAATCCCATGACAACCAAACACCCCATACATAACTGGAAGCAGATGCTGGAGCTTGCCAGCGGCCTGGCTACAGCAATCACCAAGGAAGACCGTGCAGCGGTCCACACCCGGTTCAATCACGGAGACTGGTACAGCACAAATGATCAGTCAATAGTCTTAACAACCCTGACTCGCTTGCTGAAAGCGAACGACACATGGGAAGACGTACCTCAAGAGCTGAAAAATCACGCCGTGAGGCAGTTCAACGAAAACGTGCAGCAACTACAGCGCAACCGGGCTGGCCTATGAAATTCCCCCGCACATACGCAGACCTCGACGCAACCAACCAGATGACCATCTCCACCTTCCGCAGCCGCTGGGGTTCTTACAACGTCACCCGCGCCATCCTGGCCTGTGAGTCGGAAACCAACAGCGAAGGCACCAAGACGCAAAGCGTCGTCACCTTTGAGACCACCGACCAGACTGAGACCGTGAGCATCGTTAGCAAAACACTTTTCCTCTGCGACGACGGCCACACCTTTGAGTCCTGCTACGACGGCCAGCGCATGACCCTTCTCAAGGCTGAGGCTCGCAAGGTTTACGGACTCAGGCTCAAGGAAGGCTTCTCCCCTGAGACCGCCCTGATCTACTGAACAACCGCCCCCTTCGGGGGGCTCATCCCTAGAGGACTCTTGCCATGCCTAGTCAGTTGCCAAGAGCGCAGGTGATCCTTCAGCCGGAGGTTCACAGCGCGATCAAGCACCTAGCCCAGCTCGACAGACGAACCATCAGCTCCATGAGTGCAGAGTTATTAACTGCTGCGATTCAGCTTCCTAAGTACAAAGGGATGCTCAAAGCGGCTGACGAAATCCAGCGAAATGAAACAAGCCCAGAAGTTTGCCGCAACGACTCCTAATGACTAGACGACCAAAGGGTTTTGCCCCACAAAACAAACTGATTCAAACCATGCTCACAGAAGCCACGCATCAAGACCTGCTGGATGCCCGCGAAAAGGGCCAAGGCGTCAGCAGCATTGCCCGCGATCTGATCCGCGAGGGATTGGAACAACGGGGATACGAACAGGAGGAGTCATGACCAACGACGAACAACTCAAGGAAGCCCTCAAAAAATACGCGGTGTTAAGTAAAGCCCAAGGGGAAGAAATTGTTGAGCTGAGAAAATCTTTGGTTCTATTCGGTCAACGGTGCTGCCATCTTCATCACGCACTTGAGTTTTATATGGAGCATCTAGGAGTTGACGAGGATGCGCGGGGTGAAATTAAAGCCAAAGCTCACAACGAGACAAACCGCTTGATGATCATTGAGAATCTGAAAATGGATTACGAGTGCACTTCTGCGGGGGAAACGAGCGCCTGACTCGATTTGATCCATTGCCGAGGCGTAGGGGTTATGACGTTTTGTTTCAATCCCCTAAATAGGCGTATGTTGCGCCGCCCCCGTTCTTGACACATAATGCATGCCAATGGCCACCAATGGCCACCAATTGCCCACCATCTGTACGCCAATGGCAACCAAAAAACGCTCAAAACAGATCCGAATATGCCCGCAGGTTATGGCTGAAATTGTCGCAAACTGCCCGCCAACACTGAGCAAAACCGCTTTCGTGAACATGACACTGGCAGAAGCTCTCTCAAAAAGTGCTACTATGATTAAAGATAAAATTCTTTTAGAAGAACAATACAAGAAGGCTGTTGAAGAAAGAATTACATCTCAAACTTCTAACGCGCGCGCGATTTGTTTAGAAAGCGATCTTGAAGACTCGATCTCGCGTCATGACCAGGAAGCACTCAAGAAAGACGCCTCACTAAGAAAAGAAGAGGTCAGGCGAGACCCCTTCAAATCAAAAAGGATTGATCCATCGCTGATTCCGCCAGAACTTCAAAAAGACGCTGACCTGATCCTTGAATTTTGGGCAGCAAAGAAAGGCACCCGCTCCAGTGGTGTTTTCAAAAGGGTCATCAACAAACTTCTGAGCTGGAAGCCAGAGGATCGCGCCACTGCGCTCTGTAGTGCCGTTGCGGGGGCATGGAGCGATCTTTATGAGCCCAAGGCCGTAACCCCTAGGCAGGGGTCATACAGGGGCGATCCTGGGCCTGATATGAAGCATCCCGCCCATCGGGACTTCACAGCAGAGCGAATCGAAGCCGAACGCAACGGCAACAGCGAAGGCGTTCTTAGTGGGATTTTCTGATGTCTAAAAAGCGCACGCAGACATGGAAGCCAGCAACTGATTTTCATGTCACCAAGCTCAAAGCCAACGGGCCAAAGCCAGGCCAATCAACAGATGCCTTTATCTACGGCAAGACAAAGCGATTTGAAAAACTCATTGACAACCCCAGAACCAAGTTCAAAGACCTGCCATGAAACCC